TCCTCTCTTTTTATTTTATGATAATGGTCATTATCCCATTTAATAAGAATTATTAGTCCTAGCCCTGCAACTATAAATCCAAAGGCAAACCCAATCATTATCAACATTAGATTACTCATGTATCCTAGCCTCTATTAAATGTATTTGCTTAGCCACCATGTCAATATAGTTTTTATGCTTATATTTTTTAATAAAATCTAAAAATTGTTTGTGAGTTTCCTCTTTTAGCGTTGTAAGCTCAGCACTAGTAGTAACAGTAACAATACTATTTAAAAATGCTTGATACATTAACGTTAATTGAGCTGATGTACCATCTTGGTCAATTTCCTCTGCACTATCTAAAATTATTAAATTAAACAAGTCGCCAAGTAGATACCTATAAGCATACGTTTGAGCAGAGCCATAATCCCAAAATGTACCTTGTGCCATTGGCATAGCTATAAACCATGTACAGCTTTGACCTGTATCAGCATGTAGTAACTGGTATTTAAAAATAACATTATTGTCATTACTTTTACTTGGCTCTTGGCTAAAGTAACCAACTAAGCCTTGCTCGGCTAGTGGCTCGACTGTACATTTTTTAATATCACCTTTGGTTGCTATAACAATCCAATTACCCTCTCGGTCTTTGTAAGCACCTTTTCCTGTTCCTACAATAGGTGGAAATTTTTTCCTAGCTTTTAAAAGCCTTTGATGTACTTCCGTATGTGATAGTCTTTCAACCATATCTGCTGTTGTTTCTTTGCTCATTGTAATCTCCTGTTAATTAAAATTTTAATCATATTTTGCGTTGTACTCTCTAATGTAGAAAAAAGCTCACTATGATTTACAAGCCTACTAAATACAAAATCGTAGAACTTTGTAATACCAATGTCGTGTTGTAACGTGTATTGATTATATAAATGGTAATAATCAGCCTCGTCTATATATTTCTGTATGGTAGTGCTGTGCCTTATTACAGGACTCCAAAAATCAATTTGTGATTGTAAGTCCTCTTTAAGCTCAAGCTCACTTAATACAAAATCATGCAGAGAGTTTGGTTTATATGTAGCCATGTCATTTCCTAGTCGTGAATAACACCTTATTATATGTCATTTTAAGGTATATATGTACTTTATTTACTTTGTACTATATAATATTTTTACTTACAGCAAAATTCTAATAAATACAAGGAGCTATAAATGACACTTAAAAATTATTTAAACAAGGAACGCTATTCTGTTGCAAAATTCGCTAATGCTATTAGTGTGAATCAACATACTGTTAATAAATGGGTTTATACAGACGTGGTACCACGTAAAGGTGATGTGGTAAAAGTTTACACATTTACCAAAGGACAAGTACAACCCAATGATTTCTACGGTATAAGCACATGAGCTTTTCTGCATTAGCATGGGCAGTTAAACAAGACACAAAAAGTCCAATATCAAAACTTGTATTGTTAATGATAGCTAATTATGCAAACGAATATAATGAAGCTTACCCAAGCCAACAACATCTAGCAAAACTTTGTCAATGTACAAGAGTATCAATAAATAAACACATTAAAGATTTAAACAAGTTGGGTTTAATAACAACTAAAAAGCAAAAAAATAACATGTACGGATATAATTTATACGTGTTAAATATTAAGTCTGTAAATAATATTGACACACCCAATGTAAATAATATTGACCTAACTAGTAAACAGATTTTACACAATACACAAGATACACATAATAGCCTGTTTGAGCATTTCTGGAATAAATGTCCAAGAAAAATAGGAAAAAAGAAAGTTAAAAGCATTTATACTAATTTAGTAGCAAAAAAAGAGGTAACACAAAATCAATTAATAACTGCTATGCAAAGGTACGCTGATAGTGTAAAAGATACTGATACAGCTTTTATAGCACACCCAACAACGTGGTTAAATCAGGGTCGTTGGGAAGATAAAATTGAGTATAAAAAGAAAAACAAAAATTATTTATTAGGTTAAAGAGGAAAAACAATGAGCAAAAAAATAAATGGGTTATATACAGTACACGATATAAGGAATGCAGTTGTTGATTTGTATTCTGGAAATACATCACAACCATTCGACGTTGGTTTCGAGCCACTTGAAGATTTGTACAAGGTTTCACGTGGAACATTTCACGTATGGACAGGCGTACCTAATCATGGCAAATCATCTTTTTTAGCAGATATTATTATGCAAATGGCTAAATTACATAATTGGAAATTTTGTATATTTTCACCAGAGCATAGTATGGCAAATAATATTAAACGCTTAGTTGAAAAATTTATGTTAAAGCCTTTTGATTACGGTATGGAGGGACGTGTAAGTAAAGAGGAATTAGGTAAAAGTTTAACGTTTATAAATGAGCATTTTTATTTTATTGATATGGAAAATGAGAGTCCTGATATTCACTGGATATTAAACGTTGCACGACAAGCAAAAGAGGTATATGAAATTGATGGTTTAGTTATTGACCCATATAACGAGATTAATCCAACACGTAAAAGTAGCCTGAGAGAGGACGAGCATATATCAACAGTAATAAGTGATATTAAAAGATTTAATAGAGAGACTGAGTGTGTAACGTGGTTAGTAGCACACCCTAAAAAAATGCAAAGACAAGAGGACGGCACGTACCAAGTTGATTCTTATGATATAAGTGGCTCAGCACATTTTGCTAACAAAGCTGATTTAATTGTAAATATAAACAGAATATTTAATCCTGAAAAAACATTATTTCAAATAAAAAAAGTGCGAGAGGCTGATTTATATGGAGCTATTGGTGAGGCTGAATTTAAGTGGAACAGTAGTACAAGATGTTTTCACCCGTTAAATATTACTAAATGGGATAAATAAAAGGAGAGCTATGGATTTTAAAATACATGAGTCATTTCAAAACGTTGTACAAGGCGAGGGCTATCATGCTGGACGCCCTTGTGATTTTATAAGGTTATACGGTTGTCCTGTTGGCTGTTATTTTTGTGATACAGGATACGCAAAAGATAATACAACTAAAATTATGAAATATAAAATACCACAAGAAAAATTACTTGATGATTTAAAGTCAAATTTTGTTGTTATTAGTGGTGGAGAGCCATTTATACATAAAAACATTAATGTATTATGTGAAAATTTAATACAAATAAATAAAGACGTTGCTATTGAGACGTCAGGTGCATTTTATCAAAACGTAAATGATAAAGTATGGATTACACTATCACCAAAACATCACATATCACCAAAATACCCTGTTAAACAAGAGGTTTGGCAAAGAGCAAACGAACTGAAAATTGTTGTTGACACTGGTTATGAGCTTGATTTTTATAAAGATTTTATAATAAATTTTAATGGATATAAATATTTACAACCTGAGTTTGACGACATGGAAAAGACATTGCCGTTAGTTTTAAAGTTGTTACAAACTCATCAAGATTTTAAATTGTCGTTACAAACCCACAAAATTATAGGAGTACGTTAATGTATAGAGTAACAAAAAATTATGGACACGTTGAGGGATTAAGTTGTTGTTTTAGGCAGTGGAGAGCTGACAGTCATTGTAATATGTTACATGGCTATAGTTTATCCGTACAAATAAATATTGATACATCAAATTTAGATGATAAGAATTGGGTTTTTGACTTTGGCTCTTTTAAATATATTAAAGATGTATTACACCAAACATTTGACCATACTACTTTAATATCAGAAGATGACCCTGAGTTAGCAACGTTTAAAAGTTTAAATAAAAAAAAGTTAATTGATTTGCGTATCATTAATGCTGTTGGTTGTGAAAAGTTTGCTGAACATATATTTAACGAATTTAATTTATATATTATTAAAAACAGTAACAACAGAGCTTGTATCAGTAGCGTAAAGGTATCAGAGCATGAGGGAAACTCTGCAACATACATAAATAACAAGGAATAATATGAATATGAAAATTATACAAGTTATATCTGGAGGTATGGACAGTGTTGCTATGTTGTATTACTTACATAACAAACATAAAAATATTAAATGTTTATCAATTAATTATAATCAAAAACATAAAAAAGAAATTGCGTTTGCTAGTTACCATTGTAAAAAATTAGGTATTGAGCATAAGGTTGTTGATATAACAAGTGTAGCAAGTTTATTTAATAAAGAATCGGTGTTAATAAATGAAAATAATGATGTGCCAAATGGTCATTATGAAAATATTGAAATGAAAAAAACTATAGTACCAAATAGAAATATGTTAATTCTAGCTATAGCAACAGCATGGGCTATTGAAGAAAAATATAATGCTATATGTTATGGAGCACACTCAGGTGATAGTGTTATTTATCCTGATTGCAGACTGGAATTTGTTAACGCTATGCAAAAAGCTATTAGCTTATGTGATGACCATAAAATAAATATTATTACTCCATTTATAAATAAAACCAAGGCTGACATTGTTGAGGTTGGAAACAAATTAAAAGTTAATTGGCAAAAGACGTGGACATGCTATAAGGGTAGAGAACTGCATTGTGGAATGTGTGCTACGTGTATTGAAAGGCGAGAGGCATTTTATTTAGCTGGAATTAAAGACCCAACTATATACGACGCTTGTTTAAGTGTTGAGGAATTAATTAAAACAAATTGGAGTAAGAAATGATTAAATATAATTATACATGGACAGAATTTTTTAAAGACTTAGACATTTTAAAAGAAAAATTAAAACCAAATGACATCTTGTATGCTGTACCACGTGGTGGATTTTTTGTAACAAATTTTTTAACACAAAGAAAAACAATAGATATTGATAAAGCTACTGTAATTATTGATGACATATTAGATAGTGGTGCTACACGTAAAAAGTATGAAACTATGACACATGCTGATTTTTTAGTGTTAGTGGATAAACAAAAAGACGAGCATAAAAATAAAGGTTATATAATATTTCCATGGGAAAATAATACACTTGATGACCACGACATAGTAACAAGAATGATTGAGGCTATTGGTGAAAGCCCTAATAGAGAGGGTTTAATTGACACACCAAAAAGAGTTGTAAAAAGTTGGAAAAAAATATTTGGTGGTTACAGTCAAACAGCAGAGGAAGTTTTGCAAACAGCTTTTACTGAAGAATATGACCAAATGATAGTGTGTAAGGATATTGAGTTTTACAGTACATGCGAACACCATATGCTACCGTTTTATGGTAAAGCACATATTGGTTATATACCAAATGAAAAAGTTGTTGGGTTAAGCAAAATGCCACGCTTGTTAGAAGTTTTCGCACGTCGTATGCAAATACAAGAGAGACTGACAAACCAAGTAGCTGACTCAATGCAAAGAATAATACAACCAAAAGGAGCTGGAGTTATTATTGAGGCTAAACATCATTGTATGGTATGTCGTGGTGTTGAAAAACAAAACTCAAGTATGATTACAACAGCATTAACTGGAGTATTCAAAGAGCAATTAGTTAAAGATGAATTTCAAGGACATTGTAAATGATACATTATTTTGCTGGGTCAAGGTCTAGTGCTTTAATAAAAAATCACCTTATTGTGTGGACAGACAAAGGTGCTGTAGCAAAACGTGAGGAAGTTTACACAAAGGATAGCAATATTTTAGTTGATAGTGGTGCGTTCTCAGCGTACACACAAGGGAAAACAGTTGACATTGACGAGTACATTGAATGGATTAAAAACTATAAACTTAAATGGGAAAAAAAAGTAAACCAATTAAACTTTATAAATTTAGATGTAATTGGTAGTCCACAAGACAGTCAAAAAAATTTAAACTATTTAATTAAAAATAATGTAAACGTTTTACCCGTATTACATCAAGCTGGGTTTAATGTTGATACTTTAAAATCATACTTAGCCAAACATGATTATATTGCTTTTGGTGGAATGGTTGGACGTAAACGCAAACAAGATACTATTCCTTGGTTAAATAAATGTTTTCATCAAATTGGTAAGCACTATAAAAAAACAAAAAAATTACCACGTATACACTTATTAGGTGTAGGTAGTGAGGATATGATGTATAGATATCCAGCATGTAGCGTTGACAATACTAATTGGCTAGCTGTATATAGATTTGGTCGTAGTAATTTTATACATGAATTAAAAGCACCACGAGAATCACAAGATAGAGATTTAGTTGAAAAAATTGTAGAGTATGATATTAAAAGATTTCAAGAGATTGAATTAAACGTAACTAATTATTGGACAAAAAAAGGAGTTAGCTTTAATGAATAAATATGACGTTGATAGTGTTGTAATTAATATGGACGATATACGCCCAAATACATGGAATCCAAACAAAATGAATAAAGCAACATACGAGGCTGAAAAAGAGTCATTAATAACTTATGGTCTAGTTGCACCAATAGTTGTACGCAAATGTGCTGATGAAGAGGGCTACGAGATAGTTGATGGAGAACACCGATTTACCATATGGTACGAGCTAGGGCATAAAGAAATATCCTGTATGTTAATACACAATTTAAGTGATAAGGACGCAAAAAAATTAACTATTATATTAAATGAGACTAAAGGTAACAATGACAAGATTGAGTTAGGGAAGTTATTGGCTAATTTACAACTAGAGTTTGGTAAGGACTTAAACATAGGATTACCATTTACAACAGACGTTATAAACGATTTAATTGATTTTGGTAATGTTGATTGGGATAGTTACAACCAAGACAATAGTGAATCAGTTAACGAGAGTGAAGTTTATAGACTACATTTAACATTTAAGGGCAGTGATATTGATTTAATAAAAAATAAACTTGGCGATAGCCCTGAAACTGCTATTATTAATTTACTTACAAATTAATTTATTTTTACACTATAAAAGTATATATGCCTAAATTAGTAAACAAAACAGATGAAAATGCACGTATGGTAACTCAATTAGCTGGGTTAGGATTACCACATGAACAAATTTGTTCAATATTAGATATATCCAAACCAACGTTATACAAGTACTATAATAATGACCTTGTTAAAGGCAAAGCAACTGCTAATGCTAAAATATCAGAAAATCTTTTTAAGATAGCAACAGGTACAGGGCGTGAGGCAGTTACAGCATGTATATTCTGGCTTAAGACTCAAGCACGTTGGACTGAGAAACAAGTATTGGAGATTCAAGATGGTACAGAGCAAGATGATAAATTTAAACAACTCATCACAGACATTCAAAGAGCTAAACTCGCAGAAGAAGATAGCGACAATACTATTAACTGATTGGATAAGAAAAGCTCGTAATAATCAAATAGTTGTTGATGAAGATGATTATAATATTCAATTATTCTTAGCTGGCAGAGGCTGGGGTAAGACTTTAACTGGTGCATACGACATTATTCAATATTGTTTAGTCAATCCTAACAGCATTTGTGGTGTGGTTGCTCCAACATATGGCGATTTAAAAAGAGTTTGTTTTGCTGGA